CTGATATAAAGTTTCTAAAAGAATTTCTTTGTGTTTGTTTTAACATAGGAACCATTGATATACTACTGTAAAGAGTATCATCAGGATCAGTTGTTGTAATAGTAAATGTTCTAGTTGTAGCACTAAATTGGAATTGATCTTGTGCTTTAATTGTAAATGTATAACTTCTATCAATGGTTGTTGTAGCACCATCAAATGTTGTTTGTGTTGTAGCTTTATCTATAGTTGTAAGTCCAGGCTTGCCCGGCTCACCAAACTGATTAACCTTACCTTGTAACTGTCCGTCAATAGCAAGTGTAAGTCCTGGTGGTAACTTTCCTGAATCCAATGTATATAGCACAACAGCATTAGGCACACTACTTGTAGCACTAACATTTAGTGTACTAACAAAGTTAGCTCTAAGATTTCCTAGTGTAGATGCTGTATTCCATGTAATTGCACTTTCAATTTCGCCTAGAAGTTTAAGTGTAAATTCTTTGTTCTTTGCTACAGTAGGATTTGTTAATGTTGTTGTTCTTTTTTCAAAACTATAAAAAGACATAGTAACAACTTTATTTGATACAGTTGCACCAAATGCATCATATGTTTTATAACCTACGTTTGCAATAGTTCCTAAGAACGATCCTCGTAAATAATCTACACTTCCTACTTCAATTTTAACTGTGTTAGTATTATCTGATGTAGATGTTACTCTACCATTTTCTATAGTCCAAACAGTCTTTCCAATAATGTTAATTGCTTTATATGATTTGTTGTCACCTGAGTCTGCTTCTGTTATAGGAACTTCATTGAACACAATCCAACCTGTTGCTCCTAGTCCGTTAAACAAACTATCTGCAAAGTCAGTAAATGCTATATTATTTGCACCACTCCACGATTGCCCAACACCTATGTTGTTTGCAAAAGGTTCGGTAGATGTATCTTCTTTAGATCCAATCTGTCTTAATGCTTCAACAGTAAATTTATATTCTGTAGTAACTGCTGGTTGATAAGGAATACGTCCTGCAATCTCACCAGTTGTACTATCAATACTCATACCAGGTGGTAACTTACTTACGCTACCGTCATTGTTTGAATCTTTTACAGTAAAACTTATAATACCAGTGTTACTGGTAGGATCGTAAACATCTAAGAATAGTGTTACATAATTATTAGCTCTTCTATAACCTAAATCGCCTGGTGTTAACCATACAGGAGCTCTTAGGTATGTATTATCAGAAGTAAACAATCCTGTACCTAATTGCATTATTGTGTTGTCTGTCCTTAAAAAATCGTCTCCTACAAGATAAATTTGAAACTTACGTTTTGTGATTACAACACCATCACTTGCACTTACTTCAAATTCATAATATCTATTTAATTTTTTAGGACTTTGTGTAGGAATATTATAATCGTAGAATGTTGTATCGTAATAATAACTTTCAAAACCGTTTGCACTTTTTACACCAAAATCAAATGGGTATGTACCAAATATATTAGTATCATAAAATCCAGAAGAGGCTCTTTTTTCTAATGCAAGTATCGGCTCAACAATACCTGTAAGTTTACCTGTAGTTCTTCCTAGTTCGATTCCTGGAGGTAATTCTCCGTCATTGTCTCCAATAAAATATTCTATATTATCGCCTGCAGGCAAGTCAGGGTCAATTACCTGTAGTTGAAAATCTACAGGACTACTATCTAGTATATAAAATCTATTGTTAGGACCAAGTGGTAGTGGGCCTTCTGCTGTTATCCATGTTGGAGCATCTGCACCACTAATTTTTAATTGAAGAGTCATATCTTCTTGAATAGTATCTTTTACTGCTCTAATGACAAATCTAAAATTCTTTAATCTTTTAACTTCGAAAGGAGTACCTAATAAATTATCGCCGCTAATTCTTAAACCGCCAGGTAGCTTTCCACTAATAACTGTAAGTGTACAACCAGATACAACTGGTAAAGGAATTGATTGTGTAATACTTTCTTGGTAGGTTCCTAAATTGTGTCCTGGATTAACCGTCCATAAATTAGCATGCGGCATTCAACACTCCTATAGCGTTCCCATATCTGCTTCAACTGATGTTGATGCTGTGAACGTTGCACTTCCATCATCGTAATCAATTACTAGATTATGTGCTAGATATTCTAATGTACTAGTAAACACTGTAGGAACTGCTTCTCCCATATTTAATGTAAGGTACTGTTGTAGTCCGTCAAATGTTCTAATATCAAGACCATGCACATTACCAGTCATGTTACCAACATTAATAATATTATTTGTTTGTGCGTTAAGTGTTGCTGTTAGTTTAGGATCTGTGTCAGTTTGTACAGAAGTTTCACTACTGATTGTAAGTGTTGTTCCGCTTAAATTTGTTGTAGTAGTTCCACCACCTGCAAGTGTTAGTGCGTTACCGTTAGAATCTAATGTAATATTGTTGTTATCTGCAAATATTTGTACGCTAGGTAAGCCTGTTGCTGTACTATTAATGGTAATAGCGTTAGCATCAGCGGCAAGTGATATTGCTGTACCTGCTACAATCTTTTTAAACTGTAGTTCAGTACCACTTATTTGGCCAAATATTCCTTCACCTGCACTACCTAAGTTTGCAACTGTAGTTGATTCCGTACTTCTAGCGTTAAGTTCTGTAAAGTTACTATTTACTTTTACAAACGCTTCACGTAGATCATCACCTGTACCGTCGTTTGCAATAGTTCCGATGTTGATAGTTTGTATTGCCATGTAAGTCTCCTATACTATATTTATCGCTTCTTCATTGCTACAATGTTACTGGTAAATGGCTTTTGTTGATTATATTTGTTAAACAACATTCTATTTTCAGCACCACATATGTCTGTGGTATCACCGTAGTTGGTAAGATTATTTTCGTCTTTTAAAATTGCTTTTGCATCTTTTTGTATTTTAGATAGTAATTGTGCTGGTGTAAGTTCAGGACTTGCTTGTGCATACAATGCCGCTACACCGCATACCTGTGGACTTGCCATACTTGTTCCACTGATATTAGTTTGCTTAAACCCACCACCATCAAAATAGGCAGGTGCACCAAATTTGTTTGTTGTACTAGTTGCACTAACAATATTCTCACCAGCCGCAAATATATTAACTCCTGGACCTGTTGTGCTAAATCCTGTTTTTCTTTCTATATTTCCTGCTTCATTTTCTGGTGTACTGTCCATACACCCTACCATAAATGCATTGTCACTGTAAGGTGAACTACCTCTATGATAATAATTGTTTGACGAACTTGAAAATACAATATTATCATAATCAAGTCCACCGCTTACATCTGCTTTAAAACTGTTGTTACCTGCGGCAATACATATGTGTACTCCTGCGGCAATACATTCTTCTACATCTGTATCTACACTTGAAACCCTTACTGGATATCTATAAGATCCGCTGGCAAAATATGGATAAAACCCATAAGTATCTCTCATGTGTGTTGTGTTACCAAAACTACCATCATTGCCACTGTTATAAGTTGTGCCTCTATAGATTATACTTGTGATGTTATTAATACTAGTACCGATACTACTGCTATATCCCCAACTAGCATTTACAACAGTTGGCCGCTTTAATCCTGTAATAGGATCTGCGTCTTTATTATTGTGCCATTGTTTTATACAATCGTATACATTCGATATACTAATACCAGTGCCAGCATCACCACTGCCTTCTAATCCTGCTACTTTGACAGAAAAGATTCTTGCTTTAGTTCCCCAACCAAAGTTTTTACCTATTGCTGTTCCTCCGCAATGTGTTCCGTGTCCGTCATAGTCTCTATAATGATTACCAGATTGTGAAAAACCTAATCCACTTTCGTCTCCCCAATGGATTAAGTGTACTCTGTTTGCACCACTACTTGCTACATATTCTAAGTTACCTTGATCGTTTCCTTTGAACATACTTTTTAATGTTTCAAAACTAGGCTTACATAAAACCGGCATAAAGTATTTTTTGAAAAGCTGATAACCCTGTGGGTTATTTGTTCTAATACCTGCAGGTGTACGCATATCATCTGTCCATTCAGGAGCAAGACTTCCGCCACTCCAAAACTCACTCATATCCCACATACCCCAATTTAGTAAGTACATATATTCCTTGTAGGCAAGTTCTGCATACTCTGCATTTGTTGCCCAACTAGATGCATAACCACTAGGATCAAATTTACCTGCGTCAATTGCTTCTTTCATTGCTAAATGTAGTTCAGTTGTTTTCCAACTGTCATTACCATAATTTGTTGCGGCCCAATTTAATGCTTGGGCACTTCCTGGTGTTGCACCTGGCAATCCAAATAAATGTATTGTATGAAACAAGTGTTCCATAACTTCTTCAATTTCACTATCGCTTGTAGTTGGTTGAGGTCCACTTGCGTTGTTATACCATACCATATCGTTAGTCATATGTGAATTTAGAAATGCTTGATAGCCTGTGTAGCTGTTAATATTTTCATCAAGTAACCAGTTAGGTGAATAACTTGAACCTGCACTGTTACCAATTCTTTGTGCAGTTGGAAATCCTGCATGGAATGTATCAGCATCACCTTTAAGAGTAGCAATAAGTCTTTTTTGATGTGTAAGGTTAATATGTGTACCTGTAGGATCAATTAATAGTTTTACAACTTGACCAACCTTGCGTGTAAAGTTGTCTGGTACTGCTGACTGTCCACCTACTGCACCTGCTTGTACAATCTTTAATCCATGTACTGTCATTGACTGTGGAAAGATTTCACTGTTTGTATTGTCACTTGCTATATCTGTACTAACATATTCTGCTGTGTCATCCATAAAAAACTCTGGGTGATCAACTTGTAGTCCACTATCTTGTATAATAACATCAACACCTTGACCGTCCATTGCGTATGTGCGGTTAGTTGTTGTAGAATTACTTGAATATTTTTGTTCAAAGAAACTGTGTCTAATTTTACCCCAGTCACGATAGTTACCGCTATCACTAGCTGTTTTATCAAAGTCAGCAATTTGCACTGCTTGTATACCAATTTCAATATCTGGATTCTGATCAGGTGGAAGATCTACATCTAAAACTCTACTGTCATTTTTTAGAGTTTCTACTTCATCAGTAGTTAACATGTAGTGTGTATTTCTTTGTGAACCTAGTCTAGCGTCTGCTACTATAACTGAACGTCCAGGAATTTCTCCTGCGCCAGTTGATGCAATCATTTCTTGATTAAATGCATCGTAGTCGACACCTTCTTTAAGAGTTACAATATACTCTTTCTCACTCATTATAGTGTCCCCTTAATGTAAGTCAACCCAACCGCCGTTCGCATATCCTTGGAACTTATTAGTTGTTGAGTTATAAATTGTATCTCCGTTAACTGCTGTAAGAGCATTACGTTCTGTAGTTGTAAACGATGCTAGTCTAAATGGACTTTGTGTTACTTTAACAGCATCTTCTGCAACAAGCTCAATTGAACCTGCACTAGTAATTTGTGGAGTACCTGTGCCTGTGCCTTCAAATGTTTCTGCTTGTAGTGATCCATTTACAGTCATATCGTTTTGTACTGTAAGGTCACTGCTCATTGTTACTGCTGGAGTAATTGTAATACCGCTTGAATCATCTGTATCAATTACACTTGTACTAAATGTAAAGTTACCAACTGACTCACCGCCTGTAGCGTTAGTCCAAATACCACCTACGTATTTTATTACTTGGTTTGCTTGTGGACTGTTAATACTTACATCTGACAATGTAGTAATACTAGTTGTTGATAGGTCTGTTAGATATCCACTAAGTTCTGATTGATTTGCTAATCGTACCCAGTTACCAGCGTGAGCAAAGTAACCTGCCCCTGTGCCGTGAACATGAGCAAACATACCATGATATGTAGTTGCACTTGGTAAGTCACCTTCTGTAGCATACATATTGGCAAACAATACTTTACCAGTAGTAGTAATATCATTACTACCCATATCTAAAGTGCCACTAATTGTTAATGCACTTAACGGAATACCTGTTAGGTTAGCTCCGCCTCCATGAAAGTTGGTTGCATATGCGTTAGCATAAACATTGTTACTTGCTCCTAGACTGTATGCATTAGTTGAGTAAGGTGTAACATTACCAAAACTTACACTATCACTTACTTCTGATCCGCCTGCTAATACTTGACTAAGTGTAATACCTGATAAACTTGCACCACTACCAATAAATGATGTAGCATTTACATCACCTGCTACTGTAAGTTTGTGCGAAGGTGTAGTTGTAAATATACCAACACGTTTTGTTCCTGTATCAATTTTAATTGCTGTTTCAACGCCTGTTAATGGTGTTACTTTAATATCTAAATCTTGTTCGTTAACTGTGCTTTCAATAATTGCGGCATTGTCTACACGTAGTTTAATATTATTGTTTGTACCTACAGTTATACCAGTATCTGAGTTAAATGTTACACTACCGTTTTGCGTATAACTTTGATTTGCACTGATAGAATCAGTAATGCCATAACCTGATAACGTAGTAGGTAATCCAACTAACGAACTAAAGTTACCATCAAATAATGTAGGACGATTTGTTAAATTTGCGTAGTCTAAAAAGTAAGGACTGTCGAATCCATCAAGTGTATCTGCGTTTAATCCTCCGCCACCTGATGTAGCATCGTTTGCTGGTGCCCATTTAAGTCCATCCCATTTTAATACTTGTCCAGGAGATGGTGGAGTACCTTGTGTATCTACATCTGACAAATCGCTTATATCAGTAACTAAATTTGGTTTGTCTGTAAGATTATTGTAACTGCCAGTTGTTGCTACTGCGGCTAAACTAGGAGTCCCAACAATTTCGCTATAGTTAATAAAACTGTTTACCCATGCTCCGTTATTATCTTGTCCTGCGTTTGCATTCCATTTAAGTACATTGCTTGATGCTAGTCCAGTTAAGTCAGTAACAATGCCACTGCCTCCTGCACCACCACCGCCACCACCTGTTGAGGTAATAGTAATTGTACCATTTAAGTCATCGTATGTAATATCAATTCCGCTACCTTCTCTTAGGATAGCATTTACTCTGTCATCAACTCTTTCATTTGTAAAGTATTGATTAGTACCTTCTGGTAAGTCTGTTGTAGTTGCGGCTACAGTTGGTTTGTCTGCTAAGTCATTCCAACTTCCACTAAAAGGATTATAGTTAACTCCAGCAAGTGTAAGTCCTGTTGCAGAAATCATTCCTGCTCCAGTAATACCTGAGCCTGTTAAGTCTAAATTATCACCTATTGGTAATTCTTTTAGTTTGTTGCTATCGTCTCTATCAACTATAAGTGGTATTCTGTTTGCCATATCTTTATCCTTATAACGCCGCTATTCTTGTTTGGAAGTCGGCAAAGTCGGCACTTGCCGCCACTTCTGTTTTTAATGTTGCTAATGTAATAGTTTCCGCTTGTAATGCAGTTGCCGCTAATGCACCTTGTGCAGAAGTTGCCGCATCAGTAATTCCGTAACCAGCTAGTGTAGTTGGCTTACTTGTAAGTGAGGCAAACGTCTGTGCTGGAATAGTTAAGTTTGTAAGATTACTTCCGTTCAATGCCGGTAGTGTACCAACTAACACTGCCGCTGTAATTGTTCCGTTAACAGCATCAACTAGTAATGTACTATCGTCAGCAAATACAGATCCGTTAATATCTCTGTTTTTATTTGTTACATCTAATTCAGCAAAGTTTTCGTTAATCTTTTTAAACGCTGTTCTTAATGGATCACCATCACCTTTGTTTGCACTAGTTCCAATATTAATTACTTGAATAGCCATTATACTCTCCCTACCACAACTTCAACGAACCCTGGTTCATCTCCGTCTTTGGTTCCAACTGCTTTACCAATAACAGTTCCTACTGTAGGATCGTTCTGCACCATACCGTAACCTGGAATTGCACTAGATACAATTATATCACCTTTCTCAACAGCACCAATTACTTTACAAGGTACTCTACCCTGTAGTGCTAATGCTGTAACATAATCTCCGTGTAAATCACTATTCATTAAGTGTGCTGGGTTAGTTGAAACAACACCAGCAACTTTTCTATCTGCTTTATGCATAGTAGTTGTTATTTCTTGTTCACCACCAAATACTAAAACAGTGCCTGCTTCATACTCTGCATCAGCTAAGTAATTCTCAGCCAAGTCAGCGTATTGTGCCGCTGTGGCAGTTCCGTGGAATGTACCGAATTTTAATGCACTTGTACCTATATCGTATCCACCGTTAGTACTTGGAGTCATAGCCGCTTGTTTAAATACTACTGCCGCTGTATTATTATTAGCAACAATAGCAACTTCACCTGCACTACTAAATCCTGTACCTGCTCCAATACCAATACCTGTACTTGAACTAGTCTTTTCTCCTGGCGCTTCAATAAATGAAGTGTACATCCAGTCTGACGCAACTCTTGGAGAGTTTTGTGTAGCATCACTTGGATCACCATAGCTACTGTTCTGTTGGAAGAACGAAGCTGATGCACTTGTATTACCTACTTGTATTGTACCTGGGAATGTTGTAGTTGTGTTACTTGGAACTGTACCAACTGTACTAAGCACTGTAGCACCACCTGGTGTTTTCATTGTCATAGTTAAGTTAGTTTGATCTAAGATATCATAATTGTCTAATTTAAATTTCTGTGCATCAATACTTCCATCTGCACCTGTTTTAACAATTCTATCAGCAACACCTGTTGTAGTAAACGAACCACCAGTGTTAACAATATCTGCAAAACTAATTGCACTTGCATCACCTGTACCTGAGGCACTTCTAGCAAATACTGTGTTTTGTGCTATATCTGGTAAGTCAGCAAAGTCAACAGCACTTGCGGCTAGTGTTACCCAACCATCTGTTACTGTAAAGTCATCAGCATCAAATGCCGCAAGTCCTAGATCTGATTGTGCTATACCTGTTGCGTTAGCTCTTGTAGTTGCGGCCTGCATAGCAAGTTTACTTTGTAGTATTCCTGCTGTTGGACTTACATCACCGTTAACAATTACTTCTGAACTAATTGCCGCTGTTGCAACATTACTTCCATTACTTGTAAACACAACATCACCTGTAACAGTATGATTATCATAAAGTCCTCCATGGAACATTAGAATGTCATTGTTTGCTCTGTTACCAATGTCAGTACCAATTGCTTCTGTATCAAATGGTGTTCTAGCATCCACATATGATTTTGTGGTTACATCTTGTGGATTAGTCGGATCACTGTGATTGTAGATCTTATTACTACCAGCATTGATATTTCCTGTTATTGGAGTAGTACCATCTCTAGCAATAGCTCCCGGGCCAATAGTACCAGTTGTAATAATTACACCGTCTCTATCAAAGTGTAATCTTTTCTCTATAAATTTCTCTGTAGCAAATTCTGTAGGTACTGCCGCCGGATCACCATCAGCCATTGTGTCGTCATTACTGAATTCTTGAATTCTAACACCTTGTCTAAATCCTAATCCGTCTAAGTTACTGATAGCAATTGAAGCCGCAAATGTAACTGTACCTGTTCCTTGGTCTACACTAAAGAACTTACCAACACGGAAGAAACCATCTTGGTCTGTACTTGCAAAGAACACTCTACCTTTGCCTCTTTCGTTAACTTCAGCATCTTGGTTAGCACTAATAGTTGGCTGTCCGTAAATAATACTTGGATAGTTAGTAGTGTTAAATCCACCAGTACCAATTTTATCAAAGTCATGTCCGTTAGCTCTTAGTGTTGAAATACCAACTGTAATTGTACCAGGTTCACCGTCTTGTAATGATAACGGAATAGTTCTTGTTGCCGCAGGACTAAATCTTAAATCTGCTCCAATTCCTGAACCAGTATATAGTCCATTATTACTGTTAATGTTCGAAGCCGCTAGTTCATTAAGTTCAATTGTAGCATAATCACCTCTGTCTGTATAGTTTGCAACAATATGTGTTTTACCAGCATGAGTAAAGATCATATCATTGTTACTAATACGTGCAATCTGTGGTGCTGTTAATTTTTCAATAGCAACTACAACGTCACCTACTGTTGCACCCATTGTTGAACCTACACCAGCATATGTATTTTGATTTGCTTCTGTATTTCTAAGTGTTAAGTTTAAGTGGCTAAATGGTGAATCCATAACAACTTGGAATCTATCTGATGCTAATGCTGTGCCATCTGCATCTTGGTTGTTGAAACTAATACTTCTGTAAACTTGATTTGGATTCTCTGTAAAGATTACCGCAGTAGATGGTCTTGTTGCTGTAACACCAGTTAAGTCATCTAACAAGTGGTTTTTGTTCATTCTTAGAACAGCGTATGCACTTGTGTCATTTGATGGCGTAGGATTGTGTGCACCTGTGATTGCTGTTTCTAATCCAGTATCTCCTGACACACTTAATCTATAGATAGGTAAGTTAGCACCTTTACGTCCTGTCGGACCTGTTGCACCTGTGTATCCACCTATGTTACTTGTTGGTACTGCAACAATACTTGTTGCTGTAACTTCGTATGTAGTTACACCTGTAGTTGTATAAATGTCGATCAAACTGTTTGGATAAGGCATGTAATCACAGTCATAAACAAATATACTAAATGATCCAGCCGCGTGTGCAAATGTACCAAACCCATATACGTTTGTTTCATCATTGAACACCTTACCAGGCTGTTGCATATTTCTTAGTGTTGTGATTTGGTCAACAGTTTCGTTTGGATCTGATCCTGCCGCAACTAAACCAAAGTTACCATTTGCGTTAGAACAGTTAAGAGCTCTAATCTCTGAACCGTTGTTACTAAAGAATGCTGTATGGTTATAGTAAGTAAATGTTGAAACTTGCTCTGACAGTGCCGCGTTGTTACAGAACAATCCGTAACCTAAATCGTTAACCTGAGTATAGTCGTTTGCCAACATACTTCTGTTACCAGCTGTTTGAATATAAATTGCTTGAGGGAATGATGTATCAGTATACCCATTACCTTCATTTGAAAGTTTGTTAATTAATAATTTTGCTGTACCTGTTCCGCCATCGTAATCTGAAACAGCATCAACTTGATAACGTACACCATTAATAAAGAATGGAGCAGGTGTTTGTGGTTTTCTAATTCTTAAACCTGTACCTGCATCTGATTGTACATTAAGTGTATAGTTGTCGTCTTTGCTTGTAATCTTAGTTTCTAAGTTACCTGCAAATCCGTCAATGTACATACCACCTCTAAAGGCTTGTTTGTTTACACTTCCTGAGAACGATCCACAAACCTGTGTGTATGGTGATTTAACTAGAACTTGTCCTGCTGGATCAAGTACCTGTGCAAATCCACCGTGTCCTTGGAATGACATGTTTGCTAATCTTGTAGCATCGTTCATTAAGAACACATCCATTTGATTATTCAGTTTAGGTGTACTTGTTGGATCAGCTGGGTCAGTTAAGTAATGGTAACCGTAGTTACGTGTTTGTTTAACATGCCAAGCACCGCTTGCAATACCACTTAGGTTTGGAAGTACGTCTGTTGTTAGTGTAACGTCAAAACTACTTCCGCCATCAGCATTACTAATAAGTCCAACAGCACCATTGTCTGTGTAGAACCAAGCACCATCCCATGCAATAGGAGCAATGTTGTCTGCTGGAGTAACTGTGATAACACCGCCAGCTTCGTTAGTACCTGTCATAGTAATTGCTTGTGGTGTTGCTAAGTCTGCACCTGTATAGTCTGTAATTTTTAAATTGTCTAGTAACTTGTCTCTATAGAAATAAGTGTTTGCCCAAGGTGATTGTGAAATTCTTGGAGCAGGTCTAATTTGACAACGTCTAAAGTCAGAACCTTTAATAGATACGTTAGCAGGAACTTTCAACGGATAGTCTTCGTAGTAAATACCTGTTTCAACGTGTACAGTAATTTGTTTCTCTTTAGTTCCGTTACCGTATTCTAGTTCTTCACCAATTCTAAAATCTCTTGGCTCAACTAGTACAACTTCACATCTATCATATGCTGTGCCGCCTAAGTCTACACCACTTGTGTATTTTACAATACGTCCTCTAGCGCCTGATGTCTTACCAACAATAATTTTACCTGGGAGGATATCAACGTTAGTATTAACACCTTGGTCAGTACTATCATTACCAGTACCATTGCCAAAGTCAATTGTGTATGTACTTCCTTCAACTAGTGTGTAATTATTTCTAGCGGCGAATCCATTTTCTAAAATGTCAAGTATAATATCAAATTTAGCATTTAGAGCATCTTTAACTTGTGTTGATACATCGTTAATAGAAGAGTCAAACCATTGTGGAATAAGTGTTGTATAATCTGTAGGATACAGTTTAGTACCTTCGTAGCCTGTACATTCAAATGTAATACTATCAAGTACAACAATATCACCTGCACCTAAACCGTGTCCTGTGGTCGTTGTAATTATACCTTTACCTGTAACATTGTCGTAATTAAAACCACTAATGTTAAATGTGTTACCACCAAATGTCACAGTACCACCACTTACGTATGTGTGTACAACAGTTGATGTACCTACAGCTACTTGGAATGTATTTGTTGTTAAGTTATCTGATTCAACAGCAAATCTTTTACTTTGTGTTAGTAAGTCAATATTTTGTACTACACTATTAACAATAGCTTTAGCTTTTGTCATAGCCGCTCTAGTTTCTTGTCCTTGACTAATACGTGCTCTAGCACCTGAACTTGTACTAAAGTAGCGTGTAGCCGCTTGTATAGCGTTGTAGTTACTGTTTGTACCGTTACCAATATCAATAATCATTCCATCAATAATAAGGCCAACGTCACGTTCACATGTGTTGTCTACTACAGGTGGTTGCTCTGGTGCTACTAATGAATTAAGTCCATTAGTTATAACATTTGTAATTACACTTGTTAATGTGCTTGCTCTATTTGCAACATCATTAACACCTGTTCCACTTTCACATGCAAGTGATGTAATAACCTGTGGTAAACTTTCTGGGTATACTTTTGCTACTGTAGATCCTTCAAATGTACAAGTAACATTAATGCCTGCAAGTGTCACAACATTAGTTGCACTTAATCCGTGATTACCAACAGTTGTAATACTAGCAATACCTGTTGCTTCGTTATAAGCAAATGTGCTTACCGGTAATACTGTGGCATCTGATTTAGTTACTGTACCGCCGTTTACATATACGTTTGCATAACTACTGCGTCCAATATAAAATTGGAAACTGTTTGCTGTTAAATTTTGATCATCAACAACAAATGTACCTTGCTTACTTGAATACGCTGTATTAGATAATACGTTGTTTACAACAAGATCTCTTGCAAATTCAATTGCCGCGTTTGTTTGTGCAATCTGATCAGCAGTACCTAAACCTGCAACACCTACAGCATTTTGCATGCCTGCTAGATAACTTGCGGCCATTCTGCGTGTTTCAATGTTTCCGCCTCTTGATAAATCATTAATCCATGCATCAACAATATAACCTACATCACGTTTACATTTTGCACTACTGTAATCAAAGTTATTCCATATACCAGCACCTCCGGCGTTTCCAACATTGTGATTAATCCAGTATGTTACTTCTTCTTGGATAAACTTTTTGTTTTGTGCTAGAATTGCTTCTGCGTTTGGATTTTGTACACTTGTTGAATTATAAGAAAGATTTGGAAATGTATCGTTTACATAATCAAGTACTGCTTTTTGAATAAATCTTTTGTTTTCTCTTAGGTAAGTTTGTGCATGGTAGGCCGCAGTGTTTTGTGTTGTTGGTCCTACACCTGTAACAAGCGAAATATTCTTACCATTATTATATGTAATTGTTTGTCTATAAGCACCTGGTTCAATAGGAGCACTTTCAATAACTTCTTCCGCTTTCATTAGAGCGGCTTTTAAACTACCATATGCGTATCCTAGTCCCCGTCCTTCAAGTCCTACCGGAGTACGTGCTTGTGTGTCGTCACCTTGTTTAGTTACAAATATATCTTCTGTTGAACTGTAACTATTGTTGTCAACATATAATTTTGTTGCGGCTTGTTTGTCTTTTATATCACCAGTGTCTATTCCTGCTAAGTCACCTGGATGATCATGCAAGTATAATGCACCTGTCATGTCATCACCTTGACGTCTTACAGTTGCACTTCTAGGTAAAGTTTCGTCTGTTTTGTAGAAGCCGTAATATGCATCATCGTACGCTGTATCTCTAACAATGTCTGTACCTGTTACTGATGTTTGTGTACCTAGTGCAATATTAATTTTAACACGAGTAGTATCGTTATTGTTTTGTGCTTCTGCTTTAGTAGAGTGTAAACTTAGTTGATCTTCACTTACCCATCTTACATAATAATCTGTAGAATTTGTTAATCCGTTTGGCGCTGAACCTGTTGTTGAATATTTCCATTTAGTTCCGTTAATACTCCAATCAAACCCATGATTGTTAATTACAACATTACCTGCTCTATATTCTGCAATAGTTTTAGTGTACTCACTTGCGTTTGCAGGTTCTGATCTAGCATATACAGGTTTTGTTGGTTCAAAGGTTGTGTTTGGTGCGTAGTATTGATCTTGGAATTTTTTATCTGTTACAATATCATTAATTGTAATTGCACTACCATGTGTAGTATTAAATTCTGCAATAGCTTCTGGTGATGTAGCAATTTTACCAATAGCATAAACTTGGTTACCACTTACAGGTCCACCAAATATTGGACTTGTGTCAGCGTTAATGTTAGCACCAGTGTTAGTAATAGTAATATTACTTGCACTTGAATTGTCAATACTAATACCTGTTCCTGCTGAAAGCGTTTTAGCTAGGATTTCAGTACCAGTTGTATTACCAATTAATACGCCACCTGGTGTAATTCCTGTTGGTGTATCGTTAAGTGCGGTAAAACTAATTGTTCCACCTTGTCCAAACACAGCATATAGTTCTGTGAAGTTCTCGTTTGCTTTACGGAACGCTTCACGTATACTATCACCTGTACCGTCGTTACCCTCAACACCTAAATAAATATCTTGTTTTGCCATTTTTTAAAATCCTACGCTTTCACCACAACCACAGCTACTTGTGCTTGCAGGGTTTTTAATATCAAAGTATGAACCGAATAGTTCTTTTTTATAATCAATAGTTGAGCCTAGTAAGTACATGATACTAGTACTGTCTATAATAAACTTACCATTTAGTAGGTCTATAACTTCATCGCCTTCTTCTACTTCATCTGCCATTACCCAATCGTACTTGAATCCTGCACATCCACCACCTTGCATTTGTAGTTTAATTGCTGTTTTGTCGTTATCTTTGAGTAAGTTAGTCATCTGTTCCTTAGCCGAATCTGTTAAAAATACCACGCTCATTTACTGTCTCCTATTGTATTTATGTAATCTTTTATAATCCGAATGTAAATAAATACAGTTATGTTCAAAAGAATTGAAAAAGAAGTACGTTTTTACGTTCGCAAGAGCAAGACCGGAAAGAGTCATACATACAAACGTATACGTAGTTATGCTCTATTCCAATGTGATGAATGCCACAATGACTTTAAAAGAGAAAAGGGCAAAGTAGACCCGAAGCGTTTAGATAACTTCTATGTCCACGTTTGCCCAGATTGTGATCCTAAGCGTTTTGCTCAACGTAAAGGTGTTGAACAGCGTAAGATATTAAACTTACCTGCAGGATCTGATATAAGGATTGACGAGATTTAGTCTTCTTTTTTCCAAATAGTCCATGCACCATATGCAATAGCCGCATATGCCGCTAGTTTAGCAAATGGTCCTGCAATAAGAACAATAATTCCTAATGCAATAAGAGCCGCTCCATCAATCGATGTACGCTCTTCCATTCTTGCTTTGATCCAATTTTTCATAATTATCCTCCTAAGATTTCTGTATGTTTGATAGAAGCAAAAGGTATAGGTTGACCGTTTTCGTCAACTACCATTTCGCCGTTTACCGATCCACATAGCATTTTACCTTTAGCACCATAATACATTGATGGTTTTATTTCTACGCCATCAATAGCTCTTTTGTAGTTTTTTGGTTTAGGTTTGCCTGCTGGTCCTCTTTGTCCTGCCATATATCTCCTTTGGTTAAGTATTTATGTAGTGCAATACTGGCTAGGTTCTTGCATTTAGACTCGCACATAATATCTGCGTAGTCTAAAAACTGTAATGCCCAATCGTTAACTACATTGTTAGGGTAGTAGTCACTGTGGGCTCGTAATTTTGCTTTCTTGTATCCGCCTTCTAGTAGTGCAGGCATATCAGGCATTGTGTTGTGTGCAAAGTCTGCAGGCAAATGTTCGTTACGACTGTATGAATAATGTATTGCTGGACGTACACCACGCCAGCTATCAATTACGCGAGCAAATCTATCGTCGGTGGGAGATATATATTCACCTTCACGGCACCAGTGATGGTGTATGTCGAGTACCAATGCACATGTGTCGACAAGTTCAAGGCTGTGTTCGAGGCCCCATTTGTTTTCGTCGTTTTCGATCGTAATGCAGTTTCTCGCTTCTTGAGAAAGTCTTGTGTTAACTGCGTGTTTGATACCGGCTGGACCTTTCCTGCCGGATATATGGACGTTGCATTTAAAGTCCTGGAATGAGCGTCCATAGCCCATCCACCTGATGACATCGGTGTGATATTCAAATTCTTCTATGCTCCTCTCAACTATTTCTTCGTTGTCGCTTGCAAGTACAGTAAATTGGCCTGGGTGCATCGATAGTCGGACATCGAGGGCTCTTGCCTGTTTGCCGACGTTAGCAAAGTTTTTCTCGCAGTAGGCACGTACATCGGGCTTCTGCCAAAAGTAAGACCAATCTGCTTGCGTATATACCGGTAGCACATCACTACCCAGTCTAACCATACGTAGTTCATTTGGTAATCCTCCTACATAGGTAATAAGGTTCATATACGATTGTATATTGTGAACCATGATATCCCACAAACGTTCTTCAGCAACTTCACGTGTCTGCCTATTAAGCCACTGTACTGTTGTGCTACGAGTATTTAGTGGTCGTTGAATTTCTTCTAGTAGTTTTTTCTTCTGCGTTTGATCGGGGTGCATATATTTGCAGGCAAAGCCTATACGTTTAATCATAATGTTTTTAATAGTTCCCATGTGTGTACATAATCTCTTACATTATAGCAGATTCCTAAGTCATTGTCAAGCATTATTTTCTTCAAAGGATAGTCATTTCCTGCAGGATGCATTGCATCTCCAAAGAAATGTAATTCATCATTGGGATCAAAATCTCTAAGTATTTGGGATTTATCACTACCTAAAGGAAAAATATCAATTCCTGTTTCTCCGCCTACTTTTGCTTGTATTTTTGGAAAGCGTTTTTCAAACAGTTCAGCAATTAAATTACGTTCATTATTTTCTGTATCATATTTTGCATATAATTTACGTTCGCCCATTGTCGCATTACGTCCTACAATACTAAAGTTAACCATACCAGGTCGTTCTTCAATGTGTAGACCTGTTCGCAAAGGAAAACTACTTTCTTCTAGTTTATCTTGTAACCATATTCGAACATCTCTTGGTAGACTCCATTCGCTTGTATACGTATTCTTACCTTTCTCATATACATCGCTACCTGAGCAGTTATAAATTCTCTTACAAGTATTACCGATAGATTCGCCTACCTGTTCAATAGTTTTAGGGTTATCACTACCTGTAACAAGATATACATCATGCCGTGTACAGAAATCTAAAAACCATTCTTCAAATGCTTTATCTATTCTTCCGCGACTTGGTGTTAGTGTTCCGTCTACATCAAATATAAATTTTTTCATCGCCAGTTCTCTATTACCCAATTATCCTCGCATTGGTGTGGGTGTGGTTCACCGTGAAATACTGCTACACATGTCTTCGGTAGCACTTTAGGTTCTTTTTTATCTACAAAGTTACGAGGCTTGTTTGTAAGTTTAACTAAGTCGCTTCTATCTCGCATTTCCCATTTGTAACTTAAAATCCAGTCATCTGGCCAAAACATCCAATCTTTTTTGTTAGGACCTACCTCAGCAAAAATCCAATCTTGATCTCCATGGAATCTACGCATATTCATATCTGCACTTTCCATAAAGTTGTCAAACACGTATCCCATTGATCCTGATTTTAATCTAAAGATACTACTATTCATTCTATTCCAATCAGAACGCAATGAACGGTTAAAGTCTCTAATAATACAGAACTTATCTGGATTGTATGTAAACAACTTATCTATGTTTGCATTGATAACAATATCTAAATCCATGTACAGTAAAGTACCATCAAGAGGAAAGTTCTTGTCAAAGAACATAGGCTTATACCACCAACCTGAAACACCAATCTCCTTTAGTGTAATGGTTTTGATATTTGCATCAATACCACGTAGGTCGTCTGTAAAGCAAACAAATTCATAAGGAATTGTTAAATGCCTTTTGCACATGTTGTAAAGTTTATTGACATACTCTGATGAATACTTACTGCCATGTTTTAAACAAACTACATAATTTTTTGTATTCTTTTGATGTAGTTGAAGTTTAGAGCTAACCGTTGGCTCTAGCGGAGGTATTACGGCCTCAACCGGGGGATTACTTTTTTGTAATTTTTGTTGTGCTTTTTCAGCTCGTCGTTGATCTTTTTCAGCTCGTCTAGCCGCACGAATAATATTCCATTGTGCTTTAGTGTACTGGCTTTTATCAACCTTAGCCAACGTTAGGCCTCGTAGATTGCTGAATTAGCACCATGCTCTGCACACTCAACACTTACACAATAACAACGATTGTCTGTTGCTTCACGTACAAGTTTGTCTGCAAAGTTAAATGCGTGTTCGGCAAACTTCTCTGCACCTACACCATCAAACTCTCTTACTTCGCACAAGTCTTTGTCTTGTAAATCGTAAAAGTCTTGTTTGTGTGGATCATTAATATCAACACAAGTCTTGTGATCAAAACTATCTTCTAACCAAGCCTTCAAAGGCTTTAGTCCACCAAAGTCGACTGCCCAGTTTTTATTATCTAATTTCTCACATCCAAATGTAAATTTAAATTGCAAACTATAACCATGTAGTAAATGGCAATGCGAATGGTCTGCATTAGGTTGTCTGAACACTGCTGATAAGCCTATGTTGTGTCCATATGTTTTTGTACTATAATAACTCATATTTGTCTCCTATATTAAACGGCGGAGTATTTAAAGAGGGTCGACGCATAAAGTCCTCTGTTGTGTATTGTACTTATTATACTATAAATTATCTATGATGTCAAGTGAAACATTTGCCAAATTCCACTCTTTTGGTAGGTTCCAATCAACTGTATTGTATATTCTAAATGTTGTTTTTGGAAACCATTCGAACACTTTGGCTATTTGATACACCCAATAACTGTGATCAACTGCGTGTGAATCTGCACTGTTATAACCTTCAGTGCCTTTGTATATGTTATTAACTTTGTTATCTGTGCTATACAGATCAAATCCTACTAGATCAATTTTGTCATCTAATGTTGATCCTAACAGAACTGCATACGGTCCACTACCCCAATGAAAAGGATCGTCCATTCTTTCTGTTCCTTTTTCTACTAAGTCAGGTAATGCTAATACACCTAATTCTTCGTTCCAACGTTGTCTTGTGTATATAGTATCGTGATGTGGTAATGCTTGTTTGACCATACGTTTATCACAACAAACTAAGTGTTGTACGTAATGATCTCTAAATATTGCATTACAGCCTACCTTTTCTTGATAGACTTTATCGAGGGGAAGTCCTTTACGGCTGACACCGTTTCCAATTACTAACATAAATTTATTTAGTAGGTTTGGTGTTGTGTACTTCTTTACTAATCTTTTTGAACTCTTCTCTAACTTCGCCTAAATTTTTACTTGCTCTATGTAGTGTTTGTACTAACAGTCTAATAGTGTATATTGTCCAGAACCACCAGGTTACTGCTGTTACAGCAAACACTGCCAGTGCCGCATAAAATGCCTCTTTCCAATCTATAATGCCTAAACATACTAATCCTAAAGCAAATACTAGGAATACGATCGGCACGATTCGTGCGAACATATCCCAGATTGCTACCTGAGCCTCTATTTTATCTATTTTTTTTTGATCTATTGTCATTTATTTTGCCTCTTTATGGTTGAATACTAATGTAAACTGATAGTTTACAACCGCATAATATTTATGAACTTTTTCTATAGATTAAATTGTAACTTAACCAGAAATTGTACCAAAAGATCGCCACTCACCTGGAGTGCCTGTCCTAATACAAATCCAACCTAAATTACCGCCGGGAGCAGGTGCATCATGCCATACAATGTCACCTTGATTAAAAAGACCTATAGTTGGAATACCATTACCAACTTCCATCTTTTTATTTTGAAATCTAACTGGTCCGTTAGTTTCCAGGGATATGCCATTTGTTACTGCTGATACCCCAATACCTACACTGCCTTCAAATACAGTGTCTGTAGTACCTTGTACTTTAAGTACGCCACCACCATCGATAACAAGTCTTGATGTCGTGTCGTCTCCTGCGATTGCATTAATTGATAGAAGTGCGTTACCTAAACCGTTTAGGCCTTCTCTAATTGCAAGAACGTTGTCTGCACTTATGTTTACTAATGCTGTCATGCTTCTATCTTCCCAAATCTTTTCCATATACCAGGCTCTCCACCTACAACACATACCCAACCCATATAACCACCTGGTTGTGGATTGTTGTCATAAACAATATCACCTTGGTTGTTGTTTCCTGTAGTAGGCATTTTGTTACCTACTGCTAATCTTTTGTCTGCAAATCTAATAGCACCTGCTACTTGTAGATCTACATCATCACCTGGATACTGTACTTTAATACCTAATGTGCCTTTTACTTCAACTCCGCCTTGTTCTTTAATAACAATACGTTCTTTGTTGTCAGTAATTAAACTCATTTTACTTGTAGTATATGCACCTACTCTAACGTGATCAAACTCAGGATCAACTACAAACTCTGCTTCGTTACTTGCTACACTTAATTGTGCATTAGGTGCTTCAGCACCAATAGCAAAACGCATTGTTCCACTATCGTATGTAACAAAGTCATCAATGTTTATGTTGCCTGATACACGTAAATTGTTTAGTGTACCTACAGTTTCAAGTTCACTATGCTTAATAGTAACACCTAGTTTGTCTGCACTTAGTACAGGAATATTATCTATTTCAATTACTGCATTTCTATGTAGATCAATTGTATTACTAATGTAAAATCTATCTCCACGCCATACAATTTGTTTAGTTGCTTGGCCTTCTTGTCTCCATTGCATACCCATCATGTCGATGGTTCCGCCTTGAGCAGTAAAGTCAATATTTTGTGTAACTTTTTGTGTTGAACTTAGTTCTTCAACATGCAAACTTCCAACAGTTAATGATCCTTGTACGTTTAGTCCACCACTAACATCAACATCACCAATTAAGTTATCAGTATCAATACTACCTACTGTAATAAGATCGTCTTCTACAAGCAGACTATTTCTAGTTGCTTTATCAGTAATACCTGTACTTCTTAATAGTGTGATTTTACCACCATGAATTGCATTACCGCTAATACTGTTTACTACTGCGGGTGGCATTTCTGCGGCTTGTGTGTTTGCTATAGTCTCAACAGTCGTTGCTAAACGTGCGAGACCTTCTCTAATATTGTCTATCTGGCTCATGTAAGTATTTATCAACTTACCTTCATAAGCACTGTATCCGCATTAATCCTACCGTTAAGTTTTATGTCTACTGCATTGATATCTTCAAGGAAAGTACGTAGTTTTACCTTACCTGCTTCTTTAAACTCTTTAAGTTTTTCTTCAGGTTTACGCAGTGTCTTTTGTACACTTTCGGCTTCGTTGAATCCTATAATAGTTGTACCTTTTACACTAAGTCCACTACCTTCACGTTGCATACCTTGTGGATCTATATTTTTAGCAACATACTTTCCAATCTTACGTGTCTTAACATTAAACACCCAAAGTTCGTTAGCATATATAATCTCTACAGGATTAATACTTGCAAGACTGTTCTTGTTATCTACCTTACAATATTTCAACTTTTCAACTAGTTTCTCAGCACTCTTAGGCTTACGTTTTCTAGTCTTACGTGTTGCTTTACTTGTATCAACAACAAGTTGACAAGCCATTTGTATATTGCCTAATGCTTCTAGTATCTTTTTAACATCGTCTTTGCTAAGATGTGCATATGCTTCTTTAAGTTGCTCTAACATGTCTTGTGCATGTTCGTCCATTTTAGCAATCTTTGCCTTGCTAGGAAAATTTAGTAGTTCATTGTACTCGGATATTTCTCCGTCATAGAAACTAGAAATCTTACGTGCATGAGCTTGTGTCACTGAGAAGTTTTGGAAGTGTTCTTTAAAATTAAACCCTTTAGGGTTAAACGACTTTGGGTCTGTTATCCACCCATCTAGCCATTCTTCTATTGCTTCTGATTGTATATTAACTTGTTCTCTAATACGTTCTTGTATTGTAGGTTGATGTACTTTTGCTTTTTCTTCTTCTACTTCTTTCTTTTGTGTAAGAAGATAAGCACCTTGTTGCATTGCTTCTTCAATACGAGCTTTTAAAAACTTTGATGCAGGAGCAGTATTCCCCATAGTACCCGGAAGTGAGGACCAATACTCGTCATGCTTTTTATTATAGTCAGGCATGCCGTTCATTAGCAGTTTAGCAGTAATACCAGCAGTAACACTTAATGCATGTGTAGGTGCGGCTCTTACTTGTTTTACCTGTTCTTTTGTGTAACCGTTCTTTTCCATCCAAGAACCGACCGCAGGATATAAATCTGCTGGCTTGTAGTTTTGATAATACCAATCTCGTGCATGTTGTGCCGCACGATGGTATTGTTCGCCAGTCCATTCTTCCCAACCTTCCCAGCTAGGTTCTGTCATTTTAGCGCCGCGTCTTAACCGTGGTGCACCGCGAGCCACTTTTTTCTTAACAGCTCTACCTGTGATTTTATTAACTCTAGCCATGTGCCACTCCTTTAATGTGTATAAACAGTATATAGCCGACTTGTTAAAAAGTCAAGCATTATTGGAAACTTTTCTTTTGATGAAAAGCACGTTTGTACATATTGTGCAGAAATAAGTTCATCTTACTTCGTTGTGTTGGAACCTCATATTTAAGTGTGTGCTTCCAATTATCTCTTTTGAAAGGTATTACTTGTACTAACGGTTCGCCTGGTTTAATTAGTTTTACAGGATCAGTTAGATAACAAGGAAAGTTAAGATTGTTTAAATCAAATTCGTCAGTATCAATAATTGCAGGCATTAATACAAACTCCTGATCAAAATGCCAAAACGGTTGTACAAACAAACAACTATATCCCGGAGGAGTTTTAATCTTCCAAGGTACAGATACTTTAATATAAGATTTCTTTTTGCCTTGTATGTGTACAGGACATTGTTGATTTGAATGAAATGCACTTGGTGCAGTAAACTTATTCTGTAGTTCCATAAACTGACCAATTCGTTCAACAGGAAATACTCTTTCTAGTTCTTCTTCTCCTGTATCGTAATTTTGTTGTGCTATAATCTCTTGTTCAAATACATTAGGTATAATGTATCCTGCGGTTACCATATCTCTTACAGGCCAACAGCCAGCAATAGTCGGAACACCGTTATCGTTGTTTGCTTTAAGATCACTATACCAATCAGGTAAACAATCTTTTGCCGGCACAATAGGAAAATTCTTTAGGACACTTTTGTCACCACATAGAAATTCGATTTCTTTTGTGTTACTCACTCGTGGTTCCCAACCAGCGGGAAATTGCCATCCATTATTCATGCTCCCCGCCGGGGTCATTTGGATCTAATAGAACTTTTTTAGCATTACCTTTTTCATCTCGCCAGATAGTATATGTTCTACCTCTGCCGTATGAGTGATAGCCACTCATAAAATTAAATGCACCAGGTTTCCTTTTTGCTGTTTCAAATGTTGCTACTGTAACTGCAATG